GCCTCGAAAAACTTCTCTAAACAAGCACAAGGCATGCAAGGCGTGCTGGTTCCTGCTTACGCAGAAGTCGCAGCACGTGTATTTGCGTTAACTGCTGCATTCTCCGCACTATCCAGAGCCTCAGATTATAGAATAATGTTAGAAGGACAGTCTAGATTTGCTAAAATGACGGGTAAGGACATGGGGGCTATTGCTAGAAGTGTGCAAAAGGCTTCTAACTACATGCTGGACTTCGCAGAGGCATCTAAATCTGTTGCTCTTGCTTCCACTGCAGGTCTTGCAGCCAAGCAGATTAAGAAGATGACTAAAGCTTCACTAGATTCGTCTACTGCTTTAGGTCGTAGTATGACAGATACTATGGATCGTTTGACTCGTGGTATTGTAAAAGCGGAACCAGAAATACTTGACGAGATAGGTGTTATTATAAGACTTGACAATGTATATAAAAAGTTTGCTGAAACTTTAAACAAGACTACTTCGGACCTTACAGAAGCTGAGAAGATGACTGCGCGATACAGTGCAATCATGGGACAGTTAGGAGATAAATTTGGTGGTATAGCAGATGGTAATACTGTTAATAGATTTGAACAATTAAGAGTTACAGTAATGGACCTTTGGAAGGACATTACTACTAAAGTACTGCCTGCCTTCGATCCACTTATGGATTTCTTTATAGCCTCAAAAGTGGTATTAGCAGGTATATTTGCTTTAATTGCAAAAAATCTTATAGGTAAGATGTTTCCTGCCCTTAAATCACTAGGGTCTAAGATTGCTGACGCCCCTAATAAAATGGCCAAATCTGTAGCAAACTTAAATAAGCAGTCCGAAAGGCTAAAAAGAACCCTTGCTTCGTTAGAGAAATACCAACTATCTACTACCCGTTCTATGTCTGCATTTGTAAATAAGCAAACACCTGGTAAGAAGAGCGATAACCTAGCTAGATTACTAGGGTTAGAGGATTTAGGAAAAGGAGACTCTACTAAAAAGCTAGAACGAAGTGTACGTGCTGCCATAGGTGCTGCTAGAGCTAATATCACTAGAGATTTAGCCAAAGGCGGTAAAGGAAAGGCAACCGTAGGTATGTTCCTGGGAATGGATCGTAGTGCTATTAAGGCTTTCGAAACCCAATTTAATAAGCAATTAACTTCGTTAAAGAAAAGCGGACCAATATATAGAGCTGTAAGATTATCCTTACTAAACTTAGAAGTAGGCTTCAATAAGCTATCAATGGCAGCTAAAAAAGCTCAGATGGCTATTATGCAAACAGGTATAACTATGCTTAATGCCGGCAAGCGTTGGAATAAAGTACTAGGTAAGATGGGTCTTATAGGAGGCACGGCACATAACCTAAGAGCGTTGTCTAGATCTTGGGTTCGCGCAGGTAATAAGATTAATAAAGTATCTTTACGAGTAGGCATAGGGTTCCAAGCTCTTCAAGGCACGGTACTCACTGCAGTTAGTGTAATGTCTAAAGCATTTAAAGGACTAATGGGGTTGTTTAGTGTGTATGCTATTGCTACTATGCTAGGCTCTATGCTATTTGATGTAAAAGGAATAGTCAGTAAAGCCAGGGATGCTATAGGCACTTTAGGGGATTCGCTAGATAAGACATTTAAAGATATAACAAATAGAACTTATAATATAAATTTTGAGGGACTAGCATCAAGCTTTGCAGATTCTATAAAGAATTCATCGTTCCAAGCTAATGTATCCGAAGCTATTGCTGGTGCTTTATCGGATGCAATTAAGCAATTAGAGATGCCTAGTGATGAAGATACTTGGGGTAATTTTGCCAATTTTTGGGCAGACTTATTCGGGGCGGGATTAGCAGATAAACTAGAGTACGCTACTTCTAGGGCTTTTGATAACTTAGATATTAGAGGGCTACAAGCTCCTATGGAAGGTATAGATAAGCTACTGGAAGGATTCGCTAGTAACCAGGAAGGAGACTCCAAAGAATTAGCTTTAGCAGGTAAGCAGGCTTTACGTGGCCCAAAAGAAGAACGCGATAAGTGGTTAGCAGTTTTACAAGATACTGAAGGTACTGAAACTGTATTCCAAGAAATACTTAAAAAACTGCAGCAAGGTGAAAGCTTTAGAGCTGATGCATTAAAAACAACGGATTCTAACCTTAAAGAAATAAGCGAGACTTTTGGCAAGTTCAATAAGGCTAGAGCAAAATTTGCTTCAGACTTAATAGAAGAGACCAAGTATACTGATATGGCTAAAGCCCAGAAAGGTCTTATAAATCTATTTAAAATAAGTAGCGACAAAATATCCAAACAAACAAAAATACTAGCTTTAGAGTCCCAAGGATTCTTAAATAATACAGTATATACAAATAGTATAGAGCAGTTAGCTAAATTAGAGAAGTACTTAAAAGATAATAAGCATAAATTTAGCCCTCTTCAGCTAGACAATGTAAAGAGTGAGATAAGAACTGCTAAAGTAGAATTGAAAGGGCTAGCTGAGGTTATATATGATAGTTTCGTTACTACTGGAGGGGAGGGCGCTGCTGTAATAAAGCAGATGGGTACCGATGCTATAAGTATTCATGAAAATCTTGTAAGACAGAAAACTACAATATTAGATCTAGAAGCTAAAGGGGTACAGTTAGCTAAATTAGGAGCGTCCGCACTAAAAGAGCAGGCAGGGTACAAACAAAATATTATGTCCTTCGAGTTAGCCGGTATGGTTAATTCCAGAGCTACTGGAGTCGAAGAGGGTACTCTAGTAGGGGTAGACTTAGAGCAAGCTAATAAAAAGATTGAATTATTTAGTCAAAAGATAGCTGATGCTGGGGTATCCGCAGTAAAATTAGGTAAACATCTAGCTAAGGTTAATGGTACTACGTATACTATGTCTCAGCATGTAAAAGATATGAGGAAGGATTTCAGGGGATCAAAAACTAACCTAGATAACTGGGAGCTAGAAACTGTAACAGCGGCTTTCAATAAAATTAAAAACGATACTTTACATATAGCTGAGAATACTAGAGATACTTTTAAAGAACAAGATAAGATAGCTGTTGTTTTATCACAGCTCCAAGAAGCACGTAATCAAGGATTAATAGCGTCAGACAAGAGTTTAAAGAATTATGCTAAATTAGCTAAACTGGCGTATACTAAAGAAGGACAACTATTAGTTAGTAAGAAGCAGGTTTTAGAGGACGAGTTATTCATTCTAAATAATTCTGATGATTACTTTGGTAAGCAACAGGTTTTAATAGACTCAGAGAAATCTCTACTAGAATTAAAGAGAAAAGTAACAGATGAGGCACTTGGGGCAACTAGATCAGAAGTAGCTGCTCTAATGCTAGGTGTTGCAATTAAGGAGACCCAGAATGAGCTAACTAAAGCTAAATTAGATGAAGAAATTAGTTGGCTAGCTGATAGTATGGCGCAAACTGCTGATACTTTTGGAGCAGCTCTAACTTCAGTACTAACTGACTTACTACTGGATAGAGATCCCGAAAAAGATTGGCAAACAACAATACAGGAAGGTTTAGCCAGAAGTGCCGCTACAATAGTGTCTGGTATAGCAACTGACGCAATTTTTGGCGGAAAAGGCAAGAGCTTCTTTAACTTCGGGTCTAAAGAAGGACAAGAAGATGACGCGGGCATAATACACCAAATAGCTAAAAAATGGTTTGGAGTAGAGGATGCAATATTAAACGTTATATTCCCACAAACCCAGGTATCTATACTACAAGGTATATTACTTGAATTAAAGAAACAGACTCCTCAGATTCAAGATACATCTACATCTTTAAATGAAGCAACAACTGCTCGTATAAAATTTGATGAGAAGTGGCTAGAGAAGGACGACCAAGGATTACCATCTGGCCAGTCCGAGAGATATAGTCAGTTACTTACTTCTTTAGGCGACTTTAAGGGGTCAGCTGTAGTAGATAAAACTACTTTAGTTAATGCACTTAGGGCTGCATGGGAAGTGCAAGAGAGTAGGTTGCTTAAAGAGGGCGAGACGATTAGTGCAGAAAAAGAAATCAAAGCCTCTGAAAAAATAATAAAAGCAGTACAGGCAATGAAACCTTCTAAATTTATGTCTGATGAAGCCAATAAGTGGTTTATTGGAATGGACGATAAGTTACTTAAGTTCGTAAATGCATATAGGGATACCATGGGTAGTTCCCCTTTTAGCAACCAATTTGAAACTAAAATGGAGAATCAGCAGACAGCATTAGAGGGTTTAATACTCGAGCTGGCGAAGGTCAAATGGGGTATATTTGCTAAAGCTACCGAAAATCTTACTGCGGCATTTGTAAGAGGAAAACTAGGAGGTGTGGATGAAAAAGGCGAGCCTACGGGGTTTAAGCAACCAGGATTTAGAATGTATATACCTGGTTTTACTGAAGCAGTAGGAGAGTCCATGAAGAAGGGAATGGATTCTCTGACCAGGGCCTTAGGATCTGAGGGTAAAATAAAAATTCAAGACTTCAATGGGGCATCGTTAAAGAAGGCCTCTGATTTAATAGGTACCACATTTAAAGGCATTGAGTTAGAAACAGCATCTAAGGATATTCATACTGCATTTAATGGCACAGCGTTTAAGGTAACTGTAATGAATCCTGAGGCATTTGACTTAGCTGAAGACCCATCAGTACAATCTGCTAGGATATACACTGACGTAGTTCTTCCACTAAGTAGTACAATATCTAAAGCAAGTATAGAAGAATTAAGCAAAGCTGTTAGCGCAAGCGTAGCTAGCATCTTTGAAAGGAACCTTATAGACCCTGCTGCTACCATAGGTGCATTAAATAGTAGTAATTTATCTATGACTAGAGCTGATATAGCTGAGCCTACACAGGAAATGGACTGGGCCGCTGGACAGATAAACCAAGGAATAGCACCTTCAATAACTAAGATACTTAACGATATTGATGTACATATTAAGCAATCTCAACTGTTCTTAAGTGCAATGGCAAAACAAACTTTAGATAGTCTAGATACTTTGATAGCTTTTGATATAGCAGTACCTTTAGATGACGCAGCATTTGATATTAGGCACTTTGTAGACGTACTTGATGATAAAATTGTACCTATAATGACTAAATTAGACCCAGTATTAGATAAAATGCCTGAATTAATAAAGGAAATGACTATTACTTTGAAAGCTGTTAATGACTGGATAGGGCCAGATACTGAGGAAACAGGTAATAATAGCTATATTGATGATATCCAAAATTACTTTAGTACTAAACCAGATATTTCAGAGGATACAGCCTATCGCCTAAGCGGTTCTGGGCGCTATGAGGATTTAAGTGATAAAAAGAAGGCAGCTCTAGAGAATATATCTTCAAGAAATTGGAGCCTGCAAACTGACGCGGATTTAGGGGCTGAGGGATGGACAGCAATACCTGGTTTAAAAGATTCTTTTATGGATGGATTTAAGACAATGCAAGGTGCTCAGTTAACTTTTGCCCATGCTCTACTAAGTTCTATTGAGATGTTACCAGAAAACTCGGCTTTCTTTGATGATCCGGACTTCTTTTTAGGTAAGGACAAAGGCGATGAGCTTAAATTTCTTAAAGGAGCGAAGAACGCTAAGAATGGTCTAAAAGGGTTTAATGAAGGCGCTACAGGTACAGTATACATTTCAGCTTTGGCAGAGATGATAAAGACTCTAATTCATGAGAAGAACCATTCTGATGAGACAGGAGTTCACTTCGGCTCAAAGAATAGCTCTAGTTACAATGACCCTGCTCAGTGGGATAAATGGTTTACTGAAAACAAGAATATGTATAAGGGGCTAGCAGCAAAGGTACCTACTGTAAGGACTAATAGTTCAGGGGAACCTGAGGAAACTAAAAATATACACCAGAAAAGAAATATTAATACTGCAAGACTGTACCCAATGAATCAGATAGTTGAGGAAATATTGGTAAGAACCAAAACTGCCCTAGCATCACTACCTTCAGGTACTAAAGCAGAAGAGGTAATATCTAAAGACGTGTGGGGCATACTTACTGATAAATTTAAAGAAGTACTTATGTCTTTAGAGACTAAGATAAATTTGGTAGAGGGAGGTCTTCAACAGAGGTTTGCCGTACTAATGAATGTATCAGAAAAAGGACCAGGGCTGGACCATCTTAAAGGTAAAACCTTATGGCACGACCCGAAGTCTTCAGATCGTGGCACTTTCTTTAAGAAAGGGCAAAAAATTCCAAAAGAGTGGGAAAAAGGAATAAATAAGAGCGAGGGATATAAAGCTAAACAGGTCGAGAAGCAGCTGGCAGCACAGAAAAAAATAATGCTAGAGGAAGAAAATTGGAGAAGACACTATCAAGATAAACAACAGAAAGCTCTCGACAAAAAGATAAGACTACAAGAATACAAGGCACAGCAAGATGCTGAATATCAAAAGAATAGAAAGATAGAACTTGCTAACAAAGCAATGGAAAACAGAGCGTATAAGATCCAGACAGCTAAGGGATTAGGGGTTAAAGGCGGGTATGCAGGGGCAGCTTATATGGCTATAGATTACATTATAGATAAGCTAAAAGAGCTGTTCCAAACTACGGAGATGAGGGAGGCAGGCAGAGAGTACGATTTAAATTGGATTAAGATGAAGGGTACTATGCCAAATGAGGGGTTCTTTAGACCAGAAGGGCAGTACGAATCACTACAGAAAGAATTTGATAGTGGAGCATTTTCAGAGGGGGCCTCTACTCTAGATTCTGTTAGACAAGATATAATGGCTACTAAAGGTGAGCTTGAATCTTTGTCTGCTCCAGAAATATACTGGAATATGGGACTAGAAATCGGTAGAAGTATATTAGAATTTTTTAACCTAAATACCCCCTCTACTAGTAATACTATAGATGATATGAAAGCGGATCCTACTCATCAGTATATTAACATGCTTCAAACGAGTCTCGATAGTAACTCTTTAATCTTAGCAGATATAGCAGAGAAGTCTACAATGACTGAAGTAGAAAGATTAGCACATGAAGCTACATCAGGGGCTAAGGGTGAGGGTACCCTCAACATGTATATGACAAATATCAAAGATATGCCTCCGACTACTGTAAATATAAAACAAAATGGCGTGCCTCTAGTCACTGAAGACCCTAAAGCTGTTTACACAACTGAAAATATGAGTAAGGATATTAGAACGTCTATGGCTTCAAATTTACATGCTCAGATAATGAATGATAATTTGAACGCTAAGTCTCTAATAATGAATTCTTTGGCTACTGTAGGTTCTAACTTAATGTCTTCGGCTATAGGTTCTATATTTGGATTAGCAAATGGGGGAGTCCTTGCAGGAGGATTCAAAGCTTTCGCAAGTGGAGGTACTGTTACTAAACCTACACTAGGATTAGTTGGAGAGGGTAAATATAACGAAGCGGTAGTACCATTACCTGATGGAAGATCAATTCCAGTAATGGGAGCAACAGGTAGTACAGAAAATAATATTACAGTTAATGTAACTATTGATAGTGTACATGGTTTCACAAGCAGTACAATCGGAACTAGTAGAGCAGAAACGACCTGGAGGACTACTTAGTCAATACTAATTATGGCAAATTTTAATACAGAAGTGAATATAAATCCAGATAAAGGACTCAAAAGTGCTCAACAGCCTAGAATTTTAAAAGCTACTTACGGTGATGGGTATGAGCAGCGAGTAGCTGCTGGTATAAATAATACACCTGAATCATGGAGTTTAACTTGGAAAAATAGAACTTCGGCAGAAGCTAACAAGATTGTAAAGTTTTTTGAAGTACAAGGAGGCGTAACTGCGTTTGACTGGTACCCTATTGGATATGAGATAGCTAGTACTACAACTAGTGCTACTAGTAAGAAATTAGTTGATACTAGTCAATATTTCACTGCTAGATATTTAAACACTACTGTTACAGATTCCGGGGGTACCACCACTACTGTAACAGCTGTAGATAACGCCACTACCCTATCCTTAGCAGCAGATATTATGGCAATTGGAGAAACTTATACTATTTATCCATATAAGAAGTATACCTGTGAAAAGTGGAGTTCTCAAGAAACTTTATTAGGTATTAGAACTATAACAGCAACATTTACAAAGGTATTTGAACCATGAGTGATAAAATTACAGCGGATATTCACGGCTTTGAGCCTGGAGCAGTTATTGAGTTATTTGAACTTGATCTATCATCAGGTACTGCACCATCAACGGAATCAATCCTTAGGTGGCATTCTGGTCATAATGATAATATGCAAGAAATCATATGGCAAGGTAATAGATACTCAGCTATGCCTATTGAAGCCGAAGGTTTTGAGTTTTCTGGCAGAGGAGCGATACCTAGACCTACAGTTACTGTAGCTAATATTACTTCTATTTTATCAAGCGTTATTAATAGTTATGATGATTTAGTTGGTGCAAAGGTTATAAGAAAGAAAACTTTCGCAAAGTATTTAGACTCTTACTGTTATACTAATGGTTACCCAACCGCAGGAGTATGTACTGGGGAGTCAGGAGCGGATCCAAGTCTCAGTAAATCAGACTGTTTAGATGCGAATAAAAACGGTTCTGTAGGTACTTGGACAGTATACAACCAGACTACTTGTGAAGCGGCAACGGGTCCAGGTATATGGTATGCAAGTGCCTTGGCAGATGATACTGCACATTTTTCAGATGAGATTTGGTATGTAGATAGAAAAGCTATAGAAACTAGAACCCATATTCAATTTGAACTAACTGCAGCGCACGATATACACGGAGTTAAGCTACCTTCTAGAACGGTAGTAGCTAACTCATGCCCTTGGGTGTATAAAGGAGTAGAATGTGGGTACTCTGGCAGTAGTTATTGGGACATAAATAATAATGTAGTAGTTAGTTCTTCTGATGATGTATGTTCCAAAACTTTTACAGCTTGTGAATTGAGATTCCCTGAATCAGGAGAGAGCCCTTTTGGAGGCTTCCCAGGAGCGGGCATTAACATGGGCTCGGTACGATGAATGAGAAAACCTTAGATGATTTTAGAAAACACGTAGAAGGGGAGTTCCCTAAAGAGGCCTGTGGGTTTATTATAGGGGTAGGGAAGAAAGAAAGGTACTTCCCTGCAACTAATATTGCTGAGAATCCTGAAGAGTACTTTATCATAGACCCCGTAAGTTATGCAGATGCAGAAGATACAGGAGTTATTATAGGGATTTGTCATTCTCATCCTAATGAAGGTTGTGGGCCTTCTGAAGCAGATAAAGTTGCTTGCGAAACTTCTAATAAGCCTTGGCACATTTTAAGTTGGCCAGGTAATCGACTATACAGTTGGGAGCCTTCAGGGTATGAAGCACCCCTAGTAGGCAGACAATTCAGTTATGGAATTTTAGATTGTTGTACATTACTTAGAGATTATTACAAAAAAGAGCTAAATATCGATTTTGAATGTTCCAGTGGTCAAGATG